AAGCGTACTTCGGGGAAGTTGAAGATTTTCTTATCGACTACACGAAAGAAAATATCCTTGCAAAATTTGCTGAAGCACCGGCAAAACCAAAAGGGAAGGATGGTGGAGAATAAAACTTTTAAAGTCAACAGCCCTTCGGGGCTGAAGGCGGGCTAGTGTAATGGCAACACACATGGCTCATAACCATGAATCGGTAGTTCAAATCTATCGCCCGCCACAATGTTACAATAAGAAAAGGTTCAACCAACCAAAGGGGAAGGAAGATGAACGATGTTCATAAAGAAAAATTGCTTGATCAAAGGGTAAGGGAAGCAGAACAATATTCGCTCGATCTTGAAACGCCGGCACAGAAACAACCGCCACCGCCGGACACACAAGTTTGCATCGGCAACTGCAAAATCTGCCGATTCTGTGACGGCGAATGAGGTGTCACCGGTGTCACGGCGTGCGAAGTGAATTCATGATATTTAAGCATCAAGGACTTCTTTTTTGTTCGATCCAATGCCTTGAAGCCCACTTCAAAAGGGGGTGAACTTATGAAGTGTACAAACTGTACGAATCAGATTGATTGGAAATATCCACTGAAGTGGATGGAAATGATCTTCTGTTCATCACGATGTCTTGCTGATTATAGAAAGGGGGTGAAATATCTCAATGGTGGCAATAGAATCACCTTGAATAAAGTTCTTTAAATCTAGCGATCACTGACGCACGTTCCCATGTCAGTGATTTCTTTTTGCTCGTGTCACGTTCTAATACAAAAATAGCAATTTCTATAATGGCAAAACCTTCATTGAAATTAATCACCACAAATGACGGTTCATTATAGTGATATGTATAATCCGGTTCACCCCCACCGCCTTGATTCCGCATGAACACCCCTTTTTTACTTTGTATTGCCATACCCCAATCAATCTGTTCTTCTTTCAGTTCAGCAAAAGGGAAGGACTTCCGCCCCCTTGTGTCTTTCATTTCAAACGTACAAGAAAAGGGGATTGGATTCGCTCGAAGCCAATGCCTGAATTTAATTGAAAATTTAGCTTCCCTTCTTACAGCCATGACATTTGCTTTGTTTAACTTTCGGCATTGTGCATATACTTTGAACAAAATAATCCTTATTCTTATAAAATGATCGCATTTTGATAACTTTGCAATCTTCACACTGAACAATTGCTTTGTCCGGCGGAAAATCAGCTTTAACTTTCGATTTTGTTTTCATATAACCCCAAATGAATCAGCCCCATGACATCTTCAAACATCAGCACACCGTCTTCATCAATATATGTTGTTTTAATTATTACTTTCTGCATATACTTTTTCACTGAAGTCACCTTTATTCTCTAGTGCTTTATGCACCGCACGATCAACATTACTTCTTGCAATCAGGTTGATAAACAGATTTTTCTTCAGCTTGTTTGCTCGTAAAATTCGCCCTTGTGCCTGATCGAAATCAACGAATGAATACGTTCGTGAAGCGAAGATCATCACCGGACAATCAGGAACTTCCCAACCGGCTGAAACTTGTGCCTGACAAATCATCACATATTCATCAGTTTCATTTATTATCTTCAACAATTCCCCACGATTCTTTGTTTTACCGGTAAGAAGAAAAACTGTTTTCCCCGCTTTTTTGAATTCCCTTTCAAGTTCATTAATCTGAATCGTGTACTTTGCAAAGATGATCATGCGTGGAAACTCGATGCCGTATTCAAGCAATCGTGGTGTTTTGTTGTTCTTGAATGTTTGTGCCGGATTATATTCGTCACCTGCAAGCACGCCGTTTTCAATCTGATTGATCTTTCCAACTTGAACCAACGCATCAGGAAAATCAATCTTTGCTTCCTTAATGGCATCACGCTGTTCTTTGGTGAGATCAACATATTCATCTTTGAAAGTCTGATCCGGTACATCGAAATAATCATCAAGTTTTCCTACATACCCCAAATTATTCACCGCTTTTGCTAATCGAACTTTGTGTTCAAGGTCAGATTTTGGGGCATACACTTCACGCCCTGCCATTGGCAATTTCACATAAAAGATATTTCGGAATTTATAGAATGAATCCATTGAGTATTTACCCAAAATGACACCCGCACCCCACACTGTCATTGGTGATTTCACCACTGTTGCTGTCACTAAATACAAGCGTTTTGGCTGACAAAAGTGAACATATTGCTTCAGGGCATAGAACAGTTGTGATGCTTTCGGGCGTTGCATTCGGTTCTTTTGATGGGTGTTTGGTGTCACCCCTAAACATGTGTGGGCTTCATCCACGATGATCGTGTCGAAGGTTATCCCCATATCCACATGTTTATCCACATCACGGCGAAATTCTTCTTTACTCATGACCGTTAAATCAAGATCAAGCCCCATTTTTTCACACTCACGTTGCCAATTGCCATCATCACGTTGTGTTTTCGGGCATATAACCAAAACACGCCCCACAGCAAGTGCAAGGGCGGTTCGGGTTTTTCCACTGCCAGTTCCAAGCCATAACCCTGTTTTAGTAGGATTTTCATCAATTATTTTTTGTTGGTGTTCGTAAAACATTGCCATGATTGAAAGGTAATTTAAAACATTCTTCGATAGTCATTCCTTTATTCAAGCGGTATCGAAGTGCCTGTCTTGAACATCCAATTTCTTTTGCCCAATCTGCAATCACTAAAGTTTTCTTTTGATAAGTGAAGAACCGATTAGTTTTTTTGTTTCTTTGTTGCTTTTGACGAGTTGTCCATCGACAATTTTTGTTTGAATAATTTCCTTTTGAATTTATCCTGTCTATTGTTGTGTTTAATTCGCCAAAGATTGCAACATGCTTTAAAAAAGAAGGGTACATATCTTTTTTGAATTCATCAAATGATTTCCACTCAAATCTGATACCTTTAGCACCATAATTTTTATAATCTTTATCCCATTTGAATTCACAACGAGAACGAATGTGATACCACCGTTTATAGAACTTTGTTTTTGATTCTAGTCTTTTCACCCCTGTATTGTATCACACCTTTTTACCGATTAAACAACTGCAATTCTTCCGGCGTTTGCACCGGTCATTCACCACTTCATACAATTTCTTATCCTGAAGGGCTGACCACTTCTTTATTTTGAAGTAGTCAGTTTCAAGAATTTTTATTGTACGAAATTTAGATAATGATTCGGGCATAGCGTTCTGAATTAATTGTGTCTTCCATCACTTCGATTGATGACTTGTTTTCAACAGCCATCTTGAAGACAACCGGTGAAAGACCTGAAACGAGGGCGACACCTTGTTCATTGTGTCGTGCCGGCAAGTTCTCACCGCTTCGGGCATCCACGTTCCAAAATACAAGATTCGGGCATTTGAAACCGGCTTCAAGGTACTTTGCTTTGATCACTTCCATGTTGGTGTGACTGTCACACGCTGAATCGAATTCCATGTCAGAAATGATATATATCGTTTCAGGCATTTCGCTTTCATCAATGTTGTTATCAACCGCCGTATCAAGTACGAGATCAAATACAGCTTGAAGGTCGGTATTCCTATCCCATTCAGTTTGTTCAAGATTGTGCATCCGTTCCTGAAGTGTTGCACCACGAACTTTCTGAAGTGTTGGGTTTCCACTGAAGCTGATGAAGGTGTCTTCAAAGTACCCCTGATTGCGTTCTGCAAAATACAAGGCAAGTGATACTGATACTGACATCGGCGTTCCACACATCGAACCGGACACATCAGCAACCACCAAAGCATTTTTCCCCATCGTGTAGTCAGGAAGCTGATTCCACAACGCTTCAAGTGTCTTTGAATAATCACGTTGTACTGATTCATAAATCTGATATGGGTACAAGGTTGAAGCATTGATCTTCACTTCACCCTTTTCGGCTTTGCCGATAAAAGCATCATAGCGGGCTTCATCATGCTTTCGAAAAGCGTTCCGATAAATTCGTGAAGCTTGTGACGGCACTGAAGAATAATCAACATCTTCCCATTGCTTTGCTGACATTTTCTCTTCAACGGTCTTGATCACCTTTCGGATATTTCGGATCGTGTGACGATATTGAATATCTGACATCCCCAACGCTTCGGCGAACCAACGTGCTTTCGCTCGTGTCACCTTTGATGATGCGTTTATTGTTGGCATCCACTTTGCAAGCAATGATGGTGTTTCACTGTCAGTGTCTTGTTTCAACTGCAAAGCGATATGTTCGATTGCTTCTTCATTGTCGAAGAAGAGATCATCCCAACGCCCATATTCTGAAACGTGCTGAATGATTTGTTCAAACACTTCAACGTGGTTCACACCGATCCATTCCAAACACTTTCGGAACAGATCACGTTCACCCTGACCACCACGAACATCACGCAAGTAAAAGAGAATTCGAATTGCTGATTGACGGTCTTCGCCAAACGCTTTCTTAAATAGTTCAAGTGCCTTATCAGGATTCTTTCGCATCGCACCGGCTTGTGCATAAAAGTTCAGCAATGCTGATCCTGAATCACTTAATGTGACCGCACCATTTTCAGTTGTGGTCTTGTGGGTATTCTCATGAAGTTTGTCGATGAATAATCCTGTCGATGCTTTAGCATTGACCGCCCCACTTCGAACACGGTCATTTACCGCATTCACACCTATTTTGTTTATATGTTCCATAATTATTTATATCAAGATGCGTTTAAGTTTCAATTACAATGAAGTTTTTTTGATTTGCTGTTAGCATCTTACATCCCCTGATGTATGTATAGAATAATCTATTTTTCTACTTTGTAAAGTGGGGGTGTGTGGATAGCGTTCAGCACGTTATACACAGGGTGTTCACACGCACGCAAATATTCATGTGATATACTTTTGGTATGAATCTGAATAAATTACATGCTGACTGGTTTAACCATCAGAAAATTACTTCCGAAGTGCTTGAAACTTTTGGTGTAAAGACGCACGATGATGGCAACATTGCCTTCCCTGTTTATAATGAACAAGGGGATTTTTTATTTAATAAATACCGGCGAAGCCCTGAAAGAAGTGATGGTGCAAAATATACATACGACAAAGGCGGATCAATCACATTGTATGGATGGCATCTTGCAAAAGAACACGACACGATTCTGATCACTGAAGGTGAAAAGGATTGTCTTGTTGCATGGTCACATAATATTCCGGCGGTGACATCAACCGGTGGGGCAATGAGTTTTCAACTTGAATGGGTTGATCTCTTTGAAGGGAAGACAGTGATTGTTTGTTTCGATAATGACAAAGCCGGTGGTCAGGGTATGGCGAAGGTGTACAAAATGTTTGAAGGGAAATGTAAGCTGATGTTCATTCCTGAACGAACTAATGTCAAAGATATTTCAGATTATGTCACAAGCGGTGGCGATCTTCACAAACTAATTCGAAGTGCAAAAGTGGTTGATGATATTGAAGATGATCGCAATGAACGAATCTCAATGTGGAAAAGCGTTCACTTCCATGACTGCATGATTAAAGAAGCTGAAGCACTAGAACGGCGGAAGAAAACAGTTCGATCAGACAAAAATTTTGGAAGCGATATTGAAAAGGCGAAAGCATACCCAATCCCGCAAATCCTTGATTTCGTAAAAGGAAAAGCAAAGTGTCCTTTCCATAATGAGAAAACCGCATCGCTTCACTATTACGAGAAAACAAACACCACATATTGTTTCGGTGGTTGTGGTAAGTCATACGATGCGATT